GTAAATATACCTACTCAAACAACGGCTGAATATGGTATTGCTGAATATGGATCGAATGCCACAGTAGTAGCATATTACACATCTGGAGTTGCATTAACAACAATAGAAACAAATGCAACCAGCAAGGGAAAGATTGTTCAAATAGGGGTTGAGATGGATATAAACAACAGTCAATTATCCATTCAAAAGATTGAACTTCAAGCCAAAAATGGCAAAATTGCATAAGGGGAATAATCTTGTCAAACTATACACAAACAACAAATTTTGCAACTAAGGATGCACTTGCATCTGGTAATCCTTTAAAGATTGTTAAAGGTACTGAGATTAATGTTGAGTTTGCAAATATTGCAACTGCTGTTGCTACAAAAGCAGATACTGCATCACCTACCTTTACTGGTACTGCAACATTTGCTTCTGTTTCTATTGCGTCAACAATGGTTTATGGAGGAGTGACTTTAACAGCAGCAGTCACTGGTACAGGAAAGATGGTTTTGGATACAAGTCCAACATTGATTACTCCTATTTTGGGAATAGCAACAGCTACATCTATTAATAAACTGACGTTAACTACTCCTGCAACTTCTGCAACATTGACTGTGGCTGATGGTGCTAGTTTAATAACTTCTGGCGCATATTCATTAACATTAACAACTACTGCGGCAACTAATGTAACTTTTCCAACAACTGGTACTTTAGCAACGCTTGCAGGATCAGAAACCTTTACAAATAAAACTCTGACTAGTCCAACAATAGGCGGCACGCCTGTAATGAACGCAAGTGTAATTACCCGTGGCACTGCGGTTGCATCTACCAGTGGTACAAGCATTGACTTTACTTCTATCCCATCATGGGTAAAGCGAATTACTGTTATTTTTAATGAAGTTTCCTTAAGTGGCACAACAGGTTATTTAGTGCAACTAGGTACAGGAGGTACTCCTACATATACAACTTCTGGGTATGTTTCTACTGGCGCAACCACAGGTTCTGCGGGTAGCACTCAATTGACTTCAACAGCAGGAATGGTTGTTTTTGCTAACTTGGGTACTCAAACATTAAGCGGCGCAATGACTCTCACAAACATAACTGGAAACACTTGGATAAATTTTCATAGTATGAAACTTGCTTCAAATGGAAATGTTGGCGGCGGGTCTATTGCACTTGCTGCTGCGCTTACCGCAGTCCGCATCACCACCGTCAACGGCACAGACACCTTTGACGCTGGTTCAATCAACATCCTTTACGAGTAAACATGAACAATCCTGAAATTATTCATCATTTTTCTGATGGACTGTATGCCAAGGAGTCAATGTTTCCTGCTGGAATGTCTATCCTAAAACATACACATAACTTCAGCCATTTGTCGATATTGGCTATGGGTAAGGTGGTGGTGTTGAAGGGTGAGGAACTTGAGATTGTTGAAGCTCCTGCTTGTATTGAAATTAAGGCTGGCTTGACGCACGGCGTTAAGGCAATAACAGATTGTGTTTGGTTTTGTATTCATGCTACAGACGAGATAGACCCGTCTAAGGTGGATGAAATTTTGATTAAGGGAGATTGATATGCCGTTTACCGCAGCACTAGTTGGAGGAGGTTTGTCATTATTAGGTGGCGCAATGGCAGGAGACTCCGCAAGAAGTGCGGCTCGTACTTCAGCCAATGCCCAACTTGAGGCGGCACGAATTGCAGCAGATGCGGCAAGGTTTCGTCCTGTTGGCATAACTACTCGTTATGGGTCATCTAACTTTCAGACTGACAAACAAGGTAACCTAATTGGGGCTGGCTACAACGTCAGTCCTGAGTTAAAGGCTTACCAAGACCGTCTACAGGCTCTTACAGGCACTGCATTGACTCAGGCTGAACAGGCAGGGCAACAGTATGCTCCGCTTCAGCAAGGCGCACAAGGACTGTTTGGCTTGGGTCAGCAATATCTTGCACAGTCCCCTCAAGAAGTTGCGGCAAAGTACATGGCACAGCAACAGGACTTGCTTGCACCTAGCCGTGAGAGGTCAATGGCTCAATTGCAGAACCAGTTGTATCAGCAGGGTCGTGGTGGTTTATCTGTTGGTGCTACAGGTATGCGTCCTAGCGGTGCGGCTGGCTTTGGTGCTGCCTCTCCTGAGATGGAAGCGTATTACAACGCAATGGCTCAACAAGATGCTCAGTTGGCGGCTAATGCTCAACAAGCTGGTCAGCAGAATGTTGCGTTTGGTGCTGGATTATTTGGTAGTGGTTCTCAATTGATGGGTCAGTATCAGGCTGGTCAAGTCGGTGCATTGAACCCATTTACAACATATTTGGGTGGTGGACAGGCAATTGAGCAGATGGGACAACAGCCTTTGACATTAGGTGCTGGATTGGGTGGTCAAGCGGCTGCTTATGGTGCTAATGCTGGTAGAGACTTGCTGACGGGTGGCATGAGTGCAGCAGCTACTCAACAACAAGCAAATGCTTACAACCCATTTGCTACTGCTATCAGTGGTCTTGCACAAAATCCTGCCTTTGGTCAAGGTGTTACAAACTACTTTAAGTCATCGCCTACTGATTTTGGCGCATGGAGTGGTGGAGGAGTAGATTCATCTAAAGTTGGATATAACCCTGCTTCTTTTAACTATTAAAGGAAAAATCATGGTAAATCAATCATATGGTGGTAGTGGGTTATTTGGACAGCCTAGTTTTGGTGACTACAGTGGGTTATCTGGAGGAGTGCCTGTCCAAATGACGCCAGAACAAATCCAACAACAGTTGGCTTATCAACAAGATCAATATGGAGGACTACCTATTTATCAAGATTTATACAATACTCAAGAAGTTTCTCCTTTTCAATACAATGTAGGCAGTAGAGTTAATACTGTTCGTGCGGCAGAAAATAATCCATATCTTGATGCGCCTCCTGACCGTATTAGGACTGCATTATCACAAGCCGATTACATAAAACAACAACAAGGCACTCCTGTTTCACTGATGACTACAGTTAACCCAATGGATGTTAGAGATGATCAAGTAGATACGTCTTCTAATGTTGCTACCTCACAAACAGCATTACCAGTAAATACAGGTTATTCAAGCCCTAGATTAGTATCTGATAGTCCAATTGTTTCAGGAGTATTCCCTGAAGTAGATGCTATGCAACGTGCTTTGTACCAACAAAAGCAAAATGAAGCAATGCAAGCACAGGCAATGCAGTATGCGTCACTTAACCCCATGCAACAGGCGCAATACAGCCTGTATCTTGGTGGTCAACAGTTGGGTGGTGCTATTGGCGGTGCTTTGGGTGCTAAAGACCCACAGTTGCAGATGATCGCTCAACGTCAACAAATGCTTGGCATGATTGACCCAAACAAGCCAGAGACTTATGGCAGAGCAATTCAATATGCCTTGCAAACTGGCGATAGCAATACTGCACAGATGCTTAATATTGAAATGAAGAATGCTCAGGCGAGGAAGACTGAGAATCTTCAGTTAGGGTTGCAGAAATTGGCTCAAACTCTTTACAAGCCTGATGGTTCTATTGATGAAACGGTATACGCTACATTGCAAAGTTATGGAGCAGTTGGGCAAGCAGTTATTGACCAGCAAGCCAAAGGATTCCAAGGCTTACAAACTCAAAAGGCTCAATCACTTGGAAGACGGTTGTTTAATGAAGATGGAAGTCGTAATAAGGAAGTTGAAAAACGACTTCGATCAACTCCTGAAGGTCTTGCAATCCTTAAACAATTTGTTCCAGAAACCAAGGTGTTTAAGCGTGGTGACATCATTACTGAGCAAAACCCTGTTACTGGAGATTGGGAAGTTAAAACTCCCACAGGATTAAAAGCAGTCCCTGCTGGTGCTAACCCAATCAAGGCAATGATTGATACCAAAGCAATTGATCCAACAGTCAATGCTTATGCTACAGAAATTGCAAATCAGTGGGATAACCTTGATGATAAAGGTCGATCTGACTCCCTTGAAAGCCTGACTAAAGTAAATAATCAGGCTTTGGATAGAAACCAGAAAAAAGCTGAAGCTGGTGCTGGTGGTTCGGATAAGGTTCAATCAAGCAAAGTTACGCCTGATGGAACAACCATTGTTGTTATGAAAAATGGAACAACCAAGGTTATTAGTTCTCAAGGTGATGTACTTACAGGTCAAGCTAGAACAGACGCAATTAAAAACTCAGAAGATTTTGGTGCAGATGTTCAGGAACGTAGAGCGCAAGGCAGAGGCATTGGCGAGTTGAGTGCTAAACAAGTTGGTCAAGCATTTGCTGAAGTTGGAAAAATCAAGAAGAATCTTGGCAACATTGATGATGCTATTGCCGCAATTGATGCTGGTGCAAATACAGGCGTAATCGCAAGTAAGTTGCCAAACATAACTGCGGCATCAGTACAACTTGCAAATGTAAGACAGCAATTAGGTCTTGATGTGATTGGTTCAGTTACCTTTGGTGCTTTGTCTGAGGGTGAGTTGAATCTTGCCTTAGATACATCATTGCCAATGGGTTTAGCACCTAAAGACCTTAGAGCATATTTGGTAAACAAGAAAACGGCTCAAACAAAACTTGCTGGTTATTTGACTGAACAAGCAACTTACTTGTCAAAAAGAGGAAACACTTTGGCTGGTTGGTTGGAAAAAGTAGACAACAAAGCAAATGCAGCGCAATCAGAAATTCCTGCTGGCGTAGTTGTTCGTAAAAAACAAAACCCATAAACTGACAAGGCAAAGAACATGGCTAAATTCACTTATGAAATTGACATTCCCAACAGTGGAACTTATGAGGTTGATTCAGATCGTGAGTTGACAGATGCACAGGCATATCAATATGCTTTGCAACAATCCAAAACTGTCGTTAATGCACCTGTCAAAGAAGATACATCTCCTATGCTGAGTGCTTTTAAACGAGGTCTTGATATTACGACAAGGGCTATTGCCCCTACAGCAGTTGGTGCTAGTGTTGGTCAATACTTTGGCGGTGCGCCAGCAGCTTTAGCTGGAAGCGTATTAGTTCCAGCGGCTGATGTAGTTGGAAGCGTTGCTAATCTTGCAATGTCTCCATTTACAGATTACAGATTGATGCCAACCTCTCAAGGTCTTCAGAACTTAATGACAAGGGCAGGATTAACTGCACCTCCAGAAGAGCAAACAGCACCCGAAAGAGTTGCTAGTGTTGGTCTTGAAACCATGACAAGTGTTGGAAAACAAATTCCAGCATTAGCAAATTTGGCTACGAAGGCAGGGACACAAGCGGGTAGAGAGTTGGCTGGTAGGTTAGCAGCAGAGCCAGCAACTCAAGCAGTTGTAGCACCAACAGCATCAATGGCTGGTCAAAGTGTTTATGAACTTACAAACAATCCTATTGCGTCTTTTCTAACAACATTAGGAACTTCAGTTTTGGGCATAAAAAGACCTAAGACACAACAGGCTGTATCAGAAGATGCAATGGGAAGAATTGCACAAGAAAGATATGATGCTTTAGATCAAATGGGTTTTAGATTTAAAACACCTGAATTTGTTGCTGATATGAAGAATGTCACAGCAAATTTAAGGGCTGAAGGATATACGCCAAAAGCATATCCTAAAATTGCTGGTGCAGTAGAAGAATTAACAAGTTCAACTCAACCCAAAGATTGGACTGAGTTACAAGCCTTGAGAAAAATTATTCGTGGGGCGCAAAAAAGTATAGACCCAGAAGAAAAGCGTTTGGGTTCTATTCTTTTGGATAGGTTTGATAACTACTTGATGAAAGTAGATCAGACAAAAGTTGACTCAGGTGACACAAAGGTCATGAGCAAAACTTGGATTGAAGCCAGAGATTCTTATTCCAAGATGAAAAAGTCTGAAATTTTCACAGATATGCTTGAAGAAGCAAAACTAGATGCAACAAAATACACTCAATCTGGTGCTGAAAATTCAATGGCGGCTCAATTAAGACAACTTGCCAAGAATGATAAAAGAATGGCTATGTTTACGCCAGATGAAAGAGATGCAATTAGAAAGGCTGCGGAAGGAGATGTTCCGCAAAAACTTTTAAGATTCTTTGGTAAGTTTGCCCCAACTGGCGTGATTACTGGTGGTGCTACTGGTGGAATCGCTTACCATGATCCATTTACAGGTGCTGTTATAGCTGCATCAACATTGCTATCAAAGGCTGGTGCTACTCAATACAGAATGGGTACTATTGAAGAGTTAGCAAATCAAATGCGAACTGGTAGCAAGCCTGTGGTTACTGGTGGTGCAACAAGAGTCTTGCCAGCATTAGGAACTCAAGCTGTTATTCAATCTCCTACTCTTTTCAATCAGAATCCAGCAATTGATATTTTGCGTGAGCGAAGAATACGAGAGATGCAACAAAGCCCTACAGCCAGAGGCTTGTTTTCAACCCAATAGGAGACTGAAATTGATCCAATCACGATTTGCCTCATGGCGGCTGGTCTGGTCAAACAGATTCAGCAAGGTTGCGAACTCTACAAGCAAGCTAAAGATCAGTTTGTCCAAGTCAAAAGAACTGCTGATGAAGTCGTTGCTATCGGTAAAGAACTTAATGGTTTCTGGAATCAACTCCGCAAACTCTTTGGTGCTAAACCTAAGCCTCAAGCTGCAAAGCCTGTTCCTAAGGCTAAGAAATCTGTTTATGCACCTGTTGATGAGACTCAAGTCAAAGTTGGGATTGTCCAAAGTCTGACTGAATTCTTCAAGATTCAAGAACAATTAGAAGCACACATAAGGGAAGAAGAAGAAAAGTCAAAGAATGTCTACGACCCTGACCAGAACTACATGGAAGCCGCACTCAAGAGGGTGATGGCACAGCAGCAGATGGCTGAGTTGGTGGTTCAGATTCGCGAGTGCATGGTGTACCAGAGTCCTCCTGAGATGGGTGCTTTGTACTCAGAGGTATTTGCAATGAGGGAAACAATTCAAGAGGAGCAAACTCAGGCGAGATTAAAGCAAGAGGCAATAAAGAGGCAGGAACTATGGCAACGCAAGGAGGAAGAAAGAAACTTCCAGCTAAAAATGGCGTACCTAGTAGCGACTTCTATATTCCTCCTCTACCTCTGGATGTGGTTACTGTTCGTAAGTCAGTGGAGGAAGACATAGTGGCTTGGATCGCTTGTTGCGTATTGATTGCCTTGTTGTTGCCACTGATGGGGTTTCTTTATCTTGACATCTTGGAGACTAAAAATGAGGCTAAGGCTCAAGTTGAAAAGGTTGAGAAATTACGGCAAAAGATTGAGCAAAAAGAAAGGGAGAAAGATAAATGAACATCTACTGTATTTGGGGTTTGTCAATCCTGTTGGTACTGCTGACAGGCTGTGAAGACCGCTTTAGGTATCCTTGCCAAGACCCTAAGAATTGGTCTAATCCTGACTGCAAGCCCCCAATCTGTACCGCTACAGGTACTTGCCCAGAACAACTCGTTAAACCCGAACAGGAGAAAAAGTAATGCCAACAATCGTGATGAACAAAAATACTCGTATGACTTCTGATGAAATTGAAGTCAGAATTTGGGCAATCGTAATCTTTTCCTTGACCCTGATTCTTCTTGGATCGGTGGCAATGTTCTTGTATTCAGTCTCATTTGTGACTCAACCAATGTCAGGCATGGCAGCAATTGACAAGATTTACACGCAACAGATCAATACCATCATGGTGTTTATTACTGGTGTTTTGGGTGGTGTTGCTGGTCGTTCTGGTGTCAAAGCAATAGCTACTGCTACATCAAAGGCTGAAGTTGTTGACAATGATGAGCCGCCTAAACCATGAGTCTGTTTAATCCTTGGGTAATCTTGGGTATTCTCATCGCCATTGGTTCTGCCTTTGGCGGTGGATACTCTAAGGGTAAACACGATGAGTTTACTAAACAACAGCTTGAGATTGCTGCTTTGAATGCAGATGCTCGACAAAAGGAACAGG